AGGTAATTCCAGGAATATTCCCATACTCCTTTTCATTCATAACCCAAGATGAATAACACAGATTGTGTGCCATCATGATAGACGGATACAGAGCTTCAAAATCTAAGGCTGTGATAGGTGTATAGTATGCACCCTTTTGTGCCTCGAGGACTGTAGCACCCTCATAGGGATCGGATGTTACAGTACCATAACGGATGGTTGGAACCATGAAACCAAGCTCCCGTGCCTTTTTCGTCAATTGACTGAACACCTTAATCTGTTGACCCCTCTCAACCAGGAAACACATTGGAACCCATGTAGCTTTGGCCATCTCCAGAAGGTTTAGGAGAATGCACATCTTCTTCATCAACTTGTGGGGCAGCAGGGTATCTTTGATACAATACTCAGCAACTTCACCTAATTTTACGGGGTCACCTTCCCGGTAACGAGCAAACATCTCCCTTGGGGGCATATCAATCTTTTGGTCCCCGATGTACAATTTTGAAACATTATTGAGACTGTATGAATCCAACTTGTAACCCTTCTTGACCTCGTGGAACATATCAAATATAAAACGCCCAGACATTGGAAGAAGTTTCAAGAGATTGTCACCAAGTGCACTCGAACTCAATTTCTTGATTAAAAGTTCACATTGCTGGGACTTCAGTTTTCCCATTTTGAAAAATTCTGGGTCACATCCAACGACAAAGGCCCTCTTGTAAATAAACTCAAGATCAAAACCAAATATATTCCAACCTGTGAAAATGTCAATGTCCTTTTCATGGATATATTTTTGGAATGCTTCAAGCATCTCCTTTTCTGTATCAAAACTAATAGTATCAGGACCATCAGTTTGTTTGTAACATAAACACACCCGTTCATAGGGTTCATCACTACCAAACGTACACAATGACACTGCAATTTGGAAACACGCATCATCTGTAACATCCGCATCTGGGAACTTACCAGTAGAACTGTTACACTCTATATCAAAAGATGCTACGACAAATGGTGCGATATCATCCCTCGCCACAGGTTTAAGTGTAGTCCAATCATTACAGAACAAATCAGTATCAACACGGGCTAAATGAGAACGAATACAATTATCACCAGTCTCTAACCACCCAGTAGATTGAATTCCAGTTCTATGCATCAGCCGGAGGACGGGGTCCAAGTTAGACTCGAAGACTTTAGCTTTAAAAAAACCAGACGAGAGCTCGAGTGGTCGCTTTAGAAACGAATCCACCCGGCGTCTCATTTGAAGATTTACAAAGTCCACCTTCATAAACATAAACTCCTCATTGTTTTGGAAGCCCCAAACATCCTTCGACTTCATCATAGAATAACAGAGTACACATTCAGGGCACTTCTTAACGATCGTATTGTAAATCTCTTGAATCTTCTGCTTTGAGGTTTTCAAGTCAAGTTTGATGAAGAAGTAAGGAGTAAATGATGTGGTCACACATACAGATTTACCATCCTCAGTTTTACCAAAAATACTTACCAAATGTTCTTCTTCAGAATCCCTCGCTTCCCAGGTTAGTGCCTGGAATACCACCATGTGTTTACATTGAGCCGAATTTTTAATATCATTTATTAATAAATGTCAGCAGCTTTGATTGAGCTCGTGTCGGTGGGAGCCCAGGATGTATACATCACAGGTGACCCCCAGGTCAGTTTCTTCCGTCAGAACTATAAGCGATACACAAATTTCGCTATGAAACCAGAACGCTTAGACTTCATTGGTACATTCGGTTCCAATAATGAAGTTGTCGTTCCTATCCGCTCCAAGGGTGACCTCATGAGCTACATTTGGATCGAAAACTCCGGTATCTCCGCTATAGCCGATAATACTACTGGGCTGTACTCTAATAACGCTTCGAACCCCACAGAATTTGCTCTTTGGATTGGTGGACAGAAGGTAACCCAACTTGATTCCCTCTTCATTCAAGGTGTTCACAACCCCCTCCTCCGGGATAATGCGGCTAAGGCTTCGTCAACTGTGACTACGAATACCATTAAATCTAACCACGGTGGTGACCACTTCATGATTCCCTTCTTCTTTGGTGAAGATTGGACCAAGGCACTCCCCCTCGTAGGTCTCCAGTACCACGATGTAGAGATTCGTATCAAGTGCCGCGACGGTTTCAACCCCGTGACTGCCCCCAAAATCTATGGTAACTACATTTACCTCGACACAGATGAGCGTAAGTATTTCACAGATAACGAACACGAACTTCTCATCACCCAAACACAATATCAACCATCCTCTAAAACAGATACCGAAATGGATTTAAGCTACTTCAATCATCCAGTGAAGTCTCTCCACCTCGTTTCTGGTCAGGCAGCGGGTAATGATTGGGACACCGAATTCACATTTCAAAAATCCTCTCTCTACATTAACGGTGTAGCTCTTTTCGAGGAAACATCGAATGTCTATCATCACACCGTCGTTCCCGAAATGCATAGTACAGATCTCCCAGACGACGTTCTCGAAGATCTCCCAACCTTTACATGGCCATTCTGTCTCAACTTGAGCAAGATGCAACCCACTGGTACTCTCAACTTCTCCCGTATCGATAACGCAAAATTGACTGTCACCGGACCCACGGGTGGTAACCAACTTCACCGCGTTTATGCAGTGAACTACAATATCCTCCGTATCAAGAATGGTATGGCGGGTGTCGCGTTCGGTAATTAAATCCCAGTTATTGTAAATGAAGGTAGCACCCAGTGACTACCTTAAATGGTACAGACCAATTGACCCAACCTTGCGTTCATTTTTACACGACTACTACAAAAATAAAAAGAAACTCAATAAAACCCCTTGCTTTTGTAGAGGTCCACCGATGAGACATTTGGGTGGATGTACCCTACTAAAACGTAATAAATATTCCAAAATGAGGGAAACAACCCTAACAAACGTAATATTCGCAAACTTTACAAAATATGAAATTGAAATAACTGTCAAGAGTATAGCCACCAATGTTAGTGGTTGTGGGATAGGTATATTCGGTAATACAGTGACTATGGATGTTACACAGAGTGATAAACTACCCCAAACAATGGTAATACGTCCAGCTCTTCATCGTTATAAATTACTCAAAAAAGTTACAGACGATATTCGTGTATTAAATTTCAAAACAAATTACCAACACCCAAAAAACTTACTTAATCTGATGATACCCGAACGCTTGTCAACCTCAACACTCCAAATAGATCCAGGAACACACTCGTATTATCTGACAGTTCGTCTCAGATCAAATGTAAACGATGAATGGAAAATTCTAATGACAGATATACTTCACCACTCGTGTTATGATGTTATATTTGAAAATGTACACTTAAATGAAAATGAAATGGATAACATAATGAAAGAACGAATCGAAGAACTTCAAAATGAGATGACACGGAAAGGACGGGAACTGGAACGCCTAAGTGAAATCATCGCAGATGAATATTAAGATAATGTCTAAACGAAAAGCAAAACGGTCTCGTAAAATTGGTAGTATCAAAGTACCAATTTTACGTGAGTGTATACACACTGAATTTTCTTTATTTTCTATTCAACCCCAAATCTTTTTGACTCAAGGATTTCCTTAGTCTTCTCATACATCCTTATACCATGGAAGGTTTTATCCTTCACTTCATCCCAAATATCTAGACGACCCTCTAAAAAGGATACAAAACTATCCGGGTTTCTCGAAGACCTGTAACGAACCCTCTCACCCCCGAGAGCTTTGTTCATCGCATCTACACGAGAATCCATTGATTGTTGTAGACACTGCTCAGGTGTGAGACGACTTGAAACTTCATTTTTATTTTTACCGACCATTTACTATTCATAATAGTAAATTCTTTATACTCATGAACAAACATGACCACCTTGTAGACCATAATTGTTTACAGGGTAGTGATACCGACAATAATGATACCCACATTTATGGCAATAAGCTGTTCCGCCACCCTTCACACAACTGCCCCGAAACCATGGTGCAGTGCAACAACCGATAGAACTATCAAATACCACGCTAGCGATCTCAATTGTAGCTTTTGTCGCAGCAGCTGCAGTTGCTGGATCAACCATCTTTTACTTTAGTATTTTTATTTTTTTTCTGGAGCAAGACGCCTCTTAATATCAAAACCTATACGTCCCGTCGAAAATACAGAACAGGCACATGCACCTAGGAGCATCGCCATCATTGGTGGTGGACCCTTGGGGAGAGGACCCAACTTTTGAATCACATTGACAAACATAAACATACAACAAACAAAGGAACCAATTGTCGAAAGACGTAGGGGTGTCTTCACATTATACATCTCTGAAGTAGTTGGTAGTAAATCCATACCTGGGATAGATGGAAGGAGATCAGAAACCCCGGGTATCATAAATATGGGAAGCATTTATTGTATACCTACATTTTTATATAGGTGTAGTTTTCAGTCGTTGGAGAAGTTGTTTCCGCCTCTGGTTCCACTTCTGGTTCCATTTCTGGTTCCATTTCTGGTTCCACTTCCGCCTCGACAACCGATGGACCGACCATCTCCTTCTCCTTCTGTTGTGACATCATCACAGCCACCAACCCTGATGACACCAAAAATATAACCAATAATGAAATTACAAGTCCCGCACGCATTTATAGTATACTAACAAAAATTTTTAGTCAGGTCATATTCCCTCTGGTGTAGACCCTGGGCTGAAGATGAAACCTTTGCTTTGAGTTTCAATAATTCCATAATAGTTTCATCATCGAGGTACTTGAAAAAGTCCCTTTTCGCATCAAGGTCGTTGAGTAAGAACTTCTCCTTTCTCGCCTGTACAAATGGCCATACGTGTTTACGCAAGGATATAAGCTCGGTTTCAATTTTTACAAGTTGTGGGAGAATAACCTCTCGAATGAGTTTATTTGTTTCACGAAGGTCGTCCTTGAAGTCAGTCATATTTGAATTTGATATTTATTCTTTAAACACCTAAGTTTTAGGTATCGAAAGTAAATTTATCTGAAAATGGTCACCAAAATTAAAAGAGATTTTCTATCTAAGATAAGCTCGGGTATACAATGCCTCATGACTTCATCTTATCTGTCTGATGAAATCGCTTTACAGCCATTTGGAAATGTCGAAGAAATTATAGCAAGAAAGTTCATTGTATATGAAGCCCCGAGACATCTATTCTCATATTCTACGTTTGATTCGGAATTATATAGTATGCCCGATAGTGAACTAATTAATTTCCTACTGTACCTGGACGACGTTGATATATACATCAAACGTGTATACAGTGAAGCCTATTTATCCTACCAGGATATGAACAAAGAAGAATATATACTTGCGAAAATGATTGAAGATGGAAAAGTATTAACTTTCAAAGAGTTTTTAGAGATAAAGAATTAGCCTTAGAGTGTAATATGATAGGTCCATTGTTCGCATTATTTTTATTTAAATTTGGGTGTATTCCCAAAACCGAACCCCATGTAGTAAAGAAATTTAAACTCCGCGAACTCCGAAAACTCCCCAGAGATTGGGAAAATGACGATATAACTACTCACGGTGTAATATCCCTAATGAATGAGTTCTCTAGGGTGAGACGACAGTGTGATGATAGTATAGTATTCACCCCATTTGGAATTAAAACCACTGAAGATATTTTCAGGAAATACATCGGTGGAGAAACTGGTAAAGATTTACTTATAATATCGAAGAGGTGTATCACGGATGCATTTATTAAACGTTTTAGATTGAACGACCTGAAAACCATCCTAGAGAATTGGAAGGGTGAAAATGTTGTTGAAGTTCAAACAATATTGTCACACTACACTTGTGAATTGGAATCATTTACAGAAGAGGAAGAAGATGAGTTAAAACTGACAGGGTTCTTCGAAGGTGTAGAAGACCTATTCCAACAGTACCTTGGTGTAGAAAATTATAAAACACTCGATATTATGGTAGTCTTTTTTGAAAAGATGGATATTCTTAAACGTGAGTTATGTGCACAGATTTGACCGGGTCGTGTGCAGTTATACACCTCAATACCCTAGGACCGGTGTAAGTAAATGAAATGTTATTGTTATCATCTGTAAACGCCTTAACTTCCACACCCTTTGGGATAATCATCGACGTCAGTGGCCCCGTCATATCATCCTGGTCATACATGGAACTCATGGGATTTGTAATCTTCTCACTTATCATAAATCCCCTGTACTTACACTCAGTAAAAAAGAATACCTCATCCCCGTTGACTTTATTTTCCCAGTCCTCGATCCGTTTCCTTTCGTCGGCATCCCTTTTCAATCGCTGGATGAAAAGGTATCCAAATATTGACAAGAAACATGTAAAAAGTATAACTAATACAGCAATAATTGTACCTCTGCTCATACTATAGTTATGTTATACTTTTTTTTCATAAATCTACGGACACCCCCAAATGTAGGATAACTCCATAGGTACCACCTAGACCAAAAACCAGCACTATCTACTCCACCTAACTTCCAGTCCTCCTTGTCACTGGTGGTTACGTTGAGCATAAGCTTCTGAATTTTTCGGGGATCCTCTTCCTCCATCACACGTCTGGGTATCTGACCCCCGTGGCGAAGAACATAGGAACGCATTCGTGAAGGATTCTTGTGTTTGGTGTAGTCGGAATATCCACGTGCACCAAAGTCAACAGTCCTGCCGTCTTCTAATATCGCCCTGAACTTCTTCCTCGGGTTCGGGCTACGAATAACCTTGACGCGCATACTTATATTTTACAGGGATTTATTTTCGGCACGCGCCACAGTACGCCTCCTTCTTGGGGAGGAAGAAAAGGTTCTCTGGGCCACGCTTCACACGGTAAAGGTGGTCATAGAGGTGGAAGAGACCGTAGGCAACAATAGCAGTGCCCAAAACGGGGCTCTTCATCTTGCGGGTAGTCCACGCGTGGTACGCGATGAACGAGATGAGGAGGAACTGAACGATGGTGAGCGCTGGGAGAGCTGGCATCTTGAAGCGATGCTCAACAGTCTTGACGTCCTCGGTGGGTTCTGGGGTTGGGTCCATGTATTCACGCTTGCCGTATCCGGGCATTTTTATTATCTACCGAGAAAATAATGTGGCCCCTTCTGATTATTACACCCGCCATTTTAGTTTTTTGTGACTACATGAAAGCACCGATAGATCTGTTATACTTTACAAATATATGGAGACCTGTGGTTGGTATGCAAAACACACTGAGAGATATATTCAAGCCTCACCACTTTCACCCCGGACTTTTATTACTGAAACTTCACTATAAAAAGATACGCGAAGAGTTTCTAAAAGTTTCATCATCACTGAAACACGAGTATTACCATGACTTAGATCCATGGTTTGAGGAGAATATGAACTACTACTATTATAAAGTTGAACATTTTCCAATACTCTACGGATTAATCAAACAGATTTCATGCACACGCGACTTCGCCGAGCGCGCCGCGTTCGCAGTCGTAGATGGTCCTATGACTATAGCTCCCCACCGAGCTGAATCAAATGAACTCCTGAGGTATCATCTCACTATACAAAGTGATGGTGATTGCACGTTGTATACTGAAAGTGGCTCGCATGTCCACATGGACGGCGACGATTTTATATTCGATCACGCGAGGTACCACGAACTCGTAAAGACTGGACCAGGTAGACGAGTTGTCCTCATTTTAGATATTCATAGATGATTACGACAGGTGGCTATATACATGTCACTCCCCCCAATGAGTTCGAGTTCCTGATTCTTTACAATCCTCTTCGTGAAGGGCCCAGGGGTTCCATCTTTGCAACGCATACAGAGGGCAGACAACTTGGTGACCTCACACGCTATTGGAATACAATCCAGGAGTTCACCAAACTTATTTTGAAATGAATCTCCATCCAGACCCGCTATGATTACATCCTTATTTACACACATACAGCACTCCACAAACTTCTTGAGGCGGGGGAAGAATTGAGCCTCATCGATGGCTATGATGTCCGCGTTATTAAACTCCTCCTTGTTTATGAGTTCGAAAAGCTCGTAGACCTTGAAACAATCAAACTTTACATTGTCGTGGGTCTTCAAAACTTCATCGGGGGATCGGGTGTCCTTGGCTGAGTTGACAACCAATATTTTCTTACCAATGATCTTTAAACGCTTAAGTCGTCTGATTAGTTCAGAAGTTTTACCCGAAAACATATTTCCCATAATTATCGAAAGCCCCATCCTATCTCACTAATATAATCTTGTATTTTTTATATGGGTGAAATGCATCGATGTCAATTTCTTAAATACAAGGGGTACTACAACCCCGTCACTGGACGTGTAAAGTTTGGGAATCACCTGTTCCCAGATATCCACATCGCTGTAAAATTTCTCAGTAAAAAGTACGATGCCTCTCTCAGACGCCGAAATCACCAAGAAGGTTGGGCAGTTGCGGAAAACCGAGGGCAAAATCTATGCACCCCTCAAGTACTTCAGGGGACTTGAGACCTTGGGGCAGGTCGAGACCCGCTACAAGAAGATGCTCAAGAGGGACTACAAAGATTTCAAAACAGACAGTGGGGTCAAGACCCGCACCTCCTCCTACACCCAGAAGTTTAGGAAAAAGTATGGACCAGAGGTCAAGTCTCTCCCAGAGATCTCGAAGGCCACTGGGATACCTCTAAAGACCCTCAAGACGGTCTACAATAGGGGACTCGCTGCGTGGAGAACCGGGCATCGTCCGGGAGCCTCTCCACAAGCGTGGGGGTATGCTAGGGTTCATAGTTTCGCCACTAAGGGGAAGACGTACTACACGGCTGATGCCGATTTGAGGAAGTAATATCACCCACCGGACGCAGCCATTTGAATTAGATATTTATTATTAGGTCCAAATTTAAATATTTTCACATTATCCACTTTACGGCGTGTCCATGGATCACCGGATTTAAGCCTGACCATCTCATTTTTGGGGTGTTTTTCGATATCATAAACCCAAGCTATAAGATATGCACCACCTTTTTCGTATGCACGTGTTTTGAAAGTCCATTCCCAATTCACAAATTTTGATGCATCATTATCCTCACGTAATATAGTCCAAAATACACTAGTATCTTGAGTTATCTTTGGCTCTTCATCGCCATTATAAGAAATACCACTACGAAGGGGGTACTTCTCTGGATCGGCATCTTTATACATAGACCATTTACTTTCATCACAAACTATAGATTCTATATATTTTGCGAGTGCAGACCTGGCTTCTTTGTGAATCATTTATGAGTATTAAGTTCTAGTCTTTATATATAACATTGCGACACGTTTAAAGATATATTCTACCATATCTTTAAATGGAGAGTCACCGCCCCCTCCCCCTCCGTTTCATGTCTGTGCCCAAGCAGGAAAGGCCCCGTATAAGTTGGGAAGAATACTTCATGAAGACTGCCCAGCTCGCGTCCGTCAGGTCTCCATGTGAGAGACTCCAGGTGGGGTGTGTCTTGGTGAAGAACAACCGCCTCATCAGTATGGGCTATAATGGATTTCTGGGTGGCTGCGAACACAAATCCATAGTGAGGGACAACCATGAACAAGCCACGATACACGCGGAGATCAACGCGGTCACCGATGCGGCGAAGAGAGGTGTCTCCATCGATGGTGCCGAAGCCTACGTAACCCATTACCCATGTCTAAATTGTTACAAAGCTCTCGCGAGTAGTGGGGTGAAGAAGATTTACTACAATACAGACTATAAAAATGACCATGTGGTGGAGGAGTTGAGCTATGATATAGAGTTAAAGAAATTATCTTCATAGAATGTAATGAACGTGGATAGTCTCCCACCGTACGTTAAACAATTGTTTCAAAACAAAGAACTCACGATGAATCAGAAGATGGTCACGTTGATGGCATTCATGCCGGATGTCCCCGGGGAATACAAGTTGGGGGATCACTTGGAGACTGGGGTGGAAATTAAGAAGCTCGTAGACGATGGGAAGATTCGTCTAGGCAAATTCGATAAAAACTTTACTCTCGAGGTGGTTCACCTTTGATTTTAATCGCCCATTTATCCTCCTTGCGGAACTTTTCATAATCAATCTCCTTGATTTTGAAAACTTTCATGATGAACTTCTTGATTGGATTTACTTCTTTCTTTTTGGGGTCTGGTAAAGCGGCCTGAACATGTCGCTGTACACGCCGGGGGCGTATAGCCCCTTTAGTCTTGGGAAAATATACAGGTTTAGCGAGAGCTAATATCATTATACATATTTTAGTTTCTTATCTTTATTTAATATAAGATGGGAAGAAGTAATCACTCCTATAATGGGTTACTTTCTGTCATCACACGGAAACCTATCTATAGATACAAAGTGAGGCAGATGACTGCTCAGGAGGTTGTTGATGAGCTTAGAGAATCTGGTAATCAGAGGAAAGTTGACAGTATAACAAATATTATTTCAACTTTGTTTTCAGTTCCAGAAGTGTATTTGGAACGCAACTATGCGGGTCCAAAAATAGAATTAACAGGAAATTCAAATGTTTCCATGAACCAAGATGCTACGTATTCAGATTTAGGAGCATCTTCATCCGAAGCAGTTGGAAGTATTACCGTCGATGATTCAAATTTAGATCCAACTACACCAGGTATTTACTATGTAACATATACAGCAACTGATACACATGGTTTTTCTCATGTTATTAAGCGCTACGTTGTGGTTGAGGCGGTTAGCGGAGGATCTGATCCAGTTGGAACCCCAGATGATCCAATCATGTTAACATTCACTGGCATTTCACCCTACTTGAATACGACAACTCTGCATAGGGGTAAAACATATAGGTTTGACTACAGTGGAGTGCCTGTGTTTGTTAGTGGAGGTTTCGCTATAACAAGACAAGTGGATACCGTTTCACGACCAAACACCGTAAAATGGAGAATAGGAGCTACATATCCCAATTCTTCAATTACTACGTGGACAGTTCCAGAAACGTGTCCAGATACTATGTACTGGTACGTAATAAATGGTTCTACACAAGGTGCATTAACCATCGCTTATCCCACGGATAGAGATTTACCTACAAGGTATAAGATTCGTTGGTTGGACCCTGACCAGTTATTTCCAGCTAAGATTGACAGGGACAATATAGATGTGGGATTTGCACGTATGGAAAACATATTCACCGGAAGAAGACCCACAGCGGAAGCCGCTGAGTTACATTTTGACACGACCATGACGATGGCGAACAACGCGGCGCTGAGTTCTGCGGCGACAGGTGGTCCCACGTCAAGTGATTATACCGTTGTTCCAGGTGGTTTCGAGTATAATGGATGGACCGAATCGGGTACGATCACTTGGAAAGCACCTGGTCGTACATCTGTATCCGGTAATGACAGTATTTATGACAAAGCTGGTGCTACCAACAACTACACAGAAATGACAGTGGTACACGAAGGCTTACACGCTATAGGAACTGGTTCAACTAGTGCTATTATAGGTAGAAACTTTAACGGTAATACAGGACTTGCGATTCGGCATCCAACAGATCAAGGTGCCGAAGGTAGCGAAAACTATCTTTGGACGGGATCAAACGCACTTACCTGGTACAAAAATTATTTTGGTAGTAACATCAGTTCGGATGTTGAGGGAGTTCCATTTAAAGCCGGAGACTTGTCACATTGGGATGATTACACAAATGGAGGGCGCGCACTTGAACGCACCATAAATGGTAAAACGTATTTGGGAATATGGGATGAAGTCGTCACTTCTACGGGTGGTGATTACATAACCGGTTTGACAGCTGGACTCTTAAAAGATATTGGTTTGCCAATCAACATGAGTAATGTTGAAACATCTACTCCACCAACGGTAGCAAAGACGTGGGCGTTTGATGTAGGTGCCGGTCTTACACTCACAGCGAACACGGATGTCTATACAAACACATATACAAATTCGTCCTTCTCCGGAACAAATCCAGAATTGAAAATAGAACCTGAAGATGTGATTGTGCTCAATATTTTAGCGGGTGGAGCTACCATAAACGTGTACTCGAATACGTCTGTGGGTACTATGGAGTGGGATCCTCTCACGACGGGGGTGACATCGGGTACTATTACGGTAGCGCCGACTAATTCTAATGTGGAACAGTGGCTATATAACAGCGTATTTTACACAGATGGAACAAACCATGGTAAAATTACAGTAAACAGTATTGTCTATGACGAAGGAAGGGATCATGATTCGGACGGTGTTTACAATAATCGTGATCCTCAAAGTCTTTCGTTCACACCTGAGTACATAATCTTTACCGATTCCAAATTTGATGCAGCGATGAAATGGCAAGGTTCGAGTGATGGGTACTACACGGCGAATACATCTACTGCGACAAACTTTCCTCTTTATAAGGCGTCTACCAACACTACTACACCTACGAGTGGGTTCACAGTTTCGGATGGTGAGCCATGGGCGCTATCCGCCGCGGTGATTTGTGGGAGAAGACAAGCTGGTTGGGATCAAGATTCTGGTATTGTTCTTTTGAATACACAGGGTGGTAGCGACGGAAACATCACACTCTCTACACATGAAAACAAAGAGACGGGTAATTTCTACGCAAAGTTCAGGTACGGTAACAGTGTTGAAATTACAACCGCTAATATAACTTTTAATCACTATTATACTGGATTCTATGTGGATTACGATGGTGCACAAGGTTTCCGTATGTTTACATATGATTACAAGACGAACACACTCACACAAGTTCCTTCCGTTAATGTGGTTGTAACGGGTACTGTGGGTCCCATGCGCGCAGCAAACTTTGAAGTAGCCAAGACACCCGGAGCCGATAGATATTGGAATGGGAGAATCTCACACGTGACCGTAACAACCCTTAGGTCGGGTGTGGCTCTTCCTACAAATACAGAAGTTCTCAACATGATTAAAAATCCCGATACATGGTTGACCACGTACAAGGTTGGAAATTCGTTAAGATTACCAGGTGCAGCAAATGATGACAGTACTTCAGTTTCTCCAACAACTAAGACATTGGAGATTTTTGGTGGGTCTTTTTATAGAATTTCGGAAAGTGGGACTCTCTTGTATACACAAGGTTCATACTCATCACCAACAAGTATTGCCACCGAGTTGGCGAGAGGATCCATATATGAAATTGACATTTCAGGGGTTTCTGCGGGGAAAGAGTTGCGTCTGTCTACATCATCGGTATATCACTTTGGAAGTCTCTCGGCTGCTCAGGCGAATCTATACACGTCAAACGTGACTTATACTACAGATACGATAACAGTATCGGCGGGAGATGATACACCAGACTTTTTGTACCTCTTTGACAACCTTGACGCATATCCACAATCTCCACGCGATGGACCTTTTGAATTTACTGGGAGTGGATTTCCTTCTGGATCGGTGACCACGTCTTTCACGAAACGCTCCATTGGTGATAGTGTATCGACGAATATTCAAAAATCGGCGCAAGCGACAAAGGTGTACTATTTTACAGGTCTTTTGGCGAAGGGTCCGGGTGTAGCATCTCAAGAAGCACGTATCAGAAATGACGTATCGTATGACGCGACGGAACATTTTCTAGTAAGTAACTAAAAGGGAATGAACTCTCTGACTGAAAAAATACACGCGAAGTTTTGTTCTGATAATGCATGCAAGGAATGCAGTAAACCTGAGTGGATTCCTTGCCCACATTGTGGTGTGGAGTATATGAAAACGATGATGTCTGAACACATAAAGGTGTGTCCTAGTCTGCGTACATGAGTCCCGCAATTCCATTTTTGAATTTTATGAAATTATAATTTACCGCGTAGATTGGACGGTTCACCGGTGCCGTACAATGTATTCTGAATCCATCGATTCGTGAAAAATTTAGAGAACCAGTCATCTGGTACCGAGACGTGTTTATACAAAATGGATAGAAGAACATATTCTCTGCGTTAGACGATGAATATTCGGTGTGATAATAAGAAGGTACGGACGTAAAGAATGGTATCGCCGTTTGTTTTTCTGTGATATCTACACCATTTACCTCTAAACTTACCTTATTCGTGACTGATACTAGGTTATTATCTCCATACGCATTACTCGAGGCTATGAATTTAACAGGGTGATTAAAAAAGAGAGTCTGAACGATGTCGTTCGAGGGTTCTGTTTTCTGGACTTGTTGAATGAGCATCACACGCTCTGTGGGCTGGGCGATTCGTAAACGTTCCTCTGTGTCTAGAGCGACGTACGTGGCGAAAAATTTTGGTTTGTAATTTGCATTCAAATTGGAACTCCACTTGATTTTGATTCGAACGTCACTATACTGTAAGGCCACAATGGGTAAACTGTATCCCCAATTTTCACAGAAAAACCAACGGAACGGATAAAAGTAGGATTCAGAACCCAACCCACCATGTAAAGAAGCCTGATACGACTTGGCAAATGACGAAGCGAACAAATCGATGGCGATTTCTTCAGTAAATTCTGAAGACTGTTTATCTATGAGCTGATCGCCTATATATAATTCAGCTTCTTCGATTACGTTTGACCAATCATCGATCAATTTGGCCGTTTCATTTTCTTCTATGGTCATAAAACAATAGTTCAACAGGTCACCTGAACGACGAAGTGTGATGGTAGACGTGTTACCCGCATATGGATTTCCATTGATCGTCTGTTGCTCCTGAAAGAGTGAAAAATTCGTGTGCCTCTTATGAGTCGAGTTGAAAAAGCTTATCTCAGGATTTCCGGTTATGTGTACGTCTTGTGCACCTAAAGCGATCAATCTGGTGACAGCTCCGGAACCAGACATTACTATATTTAAAAAAGATAATTTTAAACACCTAAGTGAGTCCACCTCAATGTAAAAACATTCACTTTCGAAACACCATGAACGCTACTACCATTTCCGCCTACATTGCCAAGCTCGAGAACGAGAACAAGCTCCTCCGCGCGGTTCGCGACGAACTCAATGATGACGCCGCTGACTACAGGATTGAGATTTTCCGCCTAAAGGCGGTGATCGAAGACCTTGAGGAGGAGTTGGATGAGGACTACGAGTCTGACGAGGAGTCTATTGCGAGCACCGAGGACGAGGAGTCTGATGAGGAATCCGACGATGAGGAGTCCGACGATGAGGATGACTTCCACATCTCTCGGAACGCCGCGATCGTCAATGCCCTCCGGAAACTCTCTGACCTTGAGAAGGATGATTTCAAGAGCAAGGCGTACTGGAAGGCTGCCGAGGCTGTCGACAACATTCCCTACACCATCGTGGATGGCGCATCTCTCGCCAAGGGGGAGACCAAGGTCGCTGGCATCGGCAAGAGCATCGCCAAGAAGATTGATGAGTTTCTCGAGACTGGGATAATTTCAAGACTCGAGGAACTCAAGAAGAAGCCTCCTACGACCAATGAGTGCATCTTCGATGCCCTCGGTGAGGTGGCTGCCCGAGAGTCGGACGTTCACAAGAAGGCTGCCTACAAGAAGGCTGCCCAAGCTATCAAGAACCTCGACTTCGAGGTAACCTCGGGTGAGGAACTTGCCAAGGGTTCCAACAAAGTCGCTGGCATTGGCAAGAGCATCGGACGCAAGATCGACAACTTTCTGCAGTTTGGGGAGATGAAGTAATTAGCAACCTAAGTTTTTAATAAAAATTTATAAAATCAAGTTCAAGTTGAAAATGAGCGACGCTGTCAAATTCGCATTTTTACAAGCTACCGCCCCGCTCTGCCCCGACGTGCAACGTAAGATATGGATATGGAAAGAAATAATGGAAGCAACTGACGAACTGCGCACCATACGCAAACGAAAACGTGCAAACCAAAGGCGACGAAATCGACGCTACACACGGAAATAAACTCACAAATCTTCGTCAATTGTGTCTCTAATAATCATATCTCGGATTACCTCGTATAAAACAGAAGTTAGGGCAAACTTGTAGGCCAAAAATCCTACGAATGTAGCTCCATAATCAAAATCAAACGCAAATGGTGCATTATTCCACGCCATTTCAAAGGCAGCGGTGCTCACTGGCACAAACATCTGCTTCTGAAATGTCGACCTCTCTATGTTGTCTACATGATCTGACAGAAGGTTCATGTAGGTGTAGGACGCCACAGCACCAAGGGTTGCGGAAACCCCAACATCCGCTCCCTGTGTAATAAAGTATGACGTAGATAGAGCCGCACCATAACCAGCCGTAGAGTTCTTTAGACTGGTCTTGAGTTTCTCATATTCGGGAATAGAGCGGTTTGTGATTGGTAGGCGGGTAGGTTTCGCGATAGCAAGAGTCAGCATATACTAGCTGTAATATACTTAAAATCTTTATCCCAGTTATAGTATATGCCCTGTCAACTGTGTAAGAAGAAATGTGGGGTGCCCATAGAATGTAAGCACTGTAGTGGAAGTTTTTGTCCACGCTGTCTTCATCTAGAGAAACATGGGTGCTCCGGTCTCGAGAAGAAGGTTAAGAAAGATTTGGCTACACTCGAGAAAAGGGCGTCATATGAACACACACCGAAGTGCTTAAAGATTTAAGGAGTATACTACTCAGTGGGAGGGAGGGAAGCTGAGATGCCCGAGTGGTCTAAGGGGGGTGTCTTAAGAACATCTGGCGTAAGTCGCGTGGGTTCGAACCCCACTCTCAGCATATCGCACTCATAGCTCAGTGGTAGAGCGCAAGCTTAGTAAGCTTGAGGTCAGGGGTTCGAAACCCTTTGAGTGCATTTTTAAATATGAAAAAAATCCATATTTAAAAATGTTCAAAACTTATATAGAATGGATGTCCACAATATTACATCCGCTTGTTTTCTGATACCATTTTCAACTCTATGTGTTTCAGAGATATTTTTAGACTACGTGGTGTATCCAATGTTTCTCACCCACGCCTTAACATTTTATATGTCCTACGAACTTGTATGGATTTACATACAACCCGAGATTATACAGTCGTTTCGTAAACTGATTATACTACACCATATCATGGCTTTAATTTACGCCATAAGACCTCTGTATGCCCCCGAAGAAGCCTACCTTACCGCATATTTGGGGCTGGTCGAAATTGATACATCTATGTTGGTACTCAAACACATATTTCCAAGAAATCAAACCATTCGGGAAATATATCTATTTACAAATATATTCTTCCGTGTTTGGTATGAAAGTTTGATGTCTTTAATTGTATGGTTCTTATATGATGATAAAAATCTATATGTGAGAATACATGTAATGACCTGTCAACTCTTTTTCAATATTTTCAGTTGTGGAATATGTGCGTTGACCTATCGTGCCTTAAAGAATAAACGCCTTAAGGATGTATAATGTCCCTCGGGGTCAAAAAGCTTGGATATGATTCTATTCTTCCTACTCGAGGTTCTGATGGTGCTGTTGGCTACGATCTCTATAGCAATTGTGATGGTGTTATCGCAAAGGGTAAAAGAGGGCTCATCTCCACGGGCATCGCGGTATCACTCCCCACAGGGGTATATGGTCGGGTTGCTCCAAGGTCTGGGTTGGCTGTAAAACATGGCATTCAAATTGGTGCCGGTGTCATCGATCCAGACTATACAGGTGAAATTTCCGTTGTCATCTTCAATATGGGGGATGCCGATTTTGAAGTGAAGAAGGGTGACCGCGTCGCACAGTTGGTCCTAGAGAGGTGTGAGACCCCACCCATTGAGGAGATTGGTCTCCTCCAAGAAACTTTCCGGGGTGAGGGTGGCTTTGGGTCTACGGGTGTTTAGAGCAGAACCAGAAATCTTCTGGGACAGGCATGAAGAGTACACCCTCCTGTGTCGCCATCCAAAGCTTGGATTTATGCATATCTGGGTATGACATGAGTAACCAACGCTCCCAAAAATCTTGAGAAAGGTAGGTATCCCAATCTTCCATAGTACTTTCCTTAACTTTCAACATACCTCTGTGAATTTCATAGGGATCCCTCTCAATTCGCACCTCCTTGGGTAGGATCGCCCCCTTCCTAAGAAGTTGTGCCCTCATTATACGGGGATTTCCATGATCCACATAGTAGTCAACCCCATTTTTTCCAAAATCTATCGACCTTTTACATGGCAAAGTCACTCTGTACCGGTGGGTGACCGAGGGACTGGGTCTTAGGATGACGTGCATTTTATATAAAGATTACAGAATATATTCACATATGAAGACGTATGAATCCCTGGATGGAATTACTATTAGAGTTGGTACAAATGCCAAGGAGAATTATGAACTCACTGAGTCGAGTCATGCGGCGAATTGGTGGCTTCATGTCAAGGGGTGGCCGGGTTCACATGTCGTAGTTTCTTATGATGGAGATTTCTTACCAAAAGAAACTAAGAAGGATGCGGCTGCGTTGGCTGTTCACTATAGTCAGGCTTCGGGTCAAAAACAGGTTATAGTAGATTTGATTCGTGTTCAATATGTGCACCCATTAAATACACATGGTTCTGTTGAGTTGTCGAGAGACCCAATCGAAGTCTTAGTGTTTATAAATCGAGAAAAACCGAGACTTGATAGATTAGAAAAAGTTGTCAGTTCTGTACATATTAACCCCAAATGAACCAGTCTTACCAGTCACTGAGACTGATTCATTTCCATAGAGCTCCTGGCATCCAATGTCATCCATACAGTCCCTAGCATTGTGACTCACTGGGACTGGGTACAGGTTTTCACCACCCGTGGTCGTGTAGTAGTGGTACCTATCACGGCGACCACGAACCTCCTTGCCGTAGAGGGGGAGGGTCTCGTCACCTGGTCCGGTGAGTAATCCCATCTGCTGCATGCGTCCAGGTTTGTATTCCTTGATTGGGGGACCCCTGAACTCCGGTTCACGCCTTTGTTCGAATGTCTGTCTAGGGGGGACCCGGATCATTGGTGGGGGTGGGGCTGGATTCGAAACCCGTTTCGTGACGACTCGGGGATTCTTCCATAAGTATGCTACAGCGGCGATGAGTACGACGAGAGCCACCCATAGTGTTTGAATCTTAGTCTTATTCTTCATATACTATTATTAAAGAAAATCTTTGACATAAAGACATGAAGGTCCTGGCCATAGATATAGGATTCCACAATATGGGTCTCGTCCTCGCTGAGTGTGGGAATGGACCGGTGATAGAAGTTGAGTACATGAAAAAGGTGAGTTTGGAAGACTACAAATACATTTACAGTAATGACTTTGTTGACTTAGTTCCTTTATTTGTAGATGACCACAGGGATGTGTTCGACAAGGCTGAGAGGATCCTCATAGAGAGACAGCCACCCCAAGGCTTTACGAATATTGAGATTCTACTCAACTATATGTTCAAGGATAAGGTTTTGTTGATTTCACCCCTGACAATACATGCACACTTTGGGATGGGTCATCTAAATTACGATGAGAGAAAGGAACGTGTTCTTGTGAAGATGGGAAAGTATATAGATTTGGATACGATTCCATATGAGAGAAAGCATGATATAGCTGATGCATACTGTATGCTTATGTATTACAATTTTAAGACGAGTGTTCACTTTTTTGATCGATTTCGTTTCTCCCGTGGTTAAGAATTTCAAGCGCATTTACAACACTCGAAAACATATCGAAAATTTCACCGGTATCCTTATTTACAATACCAGTCCTGAGTTTTTCGATATTGAATTTAAAATTTTCCTTATCTTTTTCAATACTCCTCAAGACTCGTTCGATTGATTCAATCTTTTTATTTAACATTTTTACTGTACTTTCCATGGAACTTGAGCGCTTTTGATAAATGTTTCGTTGTTTTTCTAGAATATCCTTTTTTATATGACAACCAGTTGATTCAAATTTTTCTTCTATCAATTTCAATTCTTGAATATACGTATGACGATAATTATCCCGTGTTTTCACGAGACGATTGATTTCATTATGGAGTTTGATATCCATTTTATCGTTAAGTAAATGATTTCTTTAGTTCACTTAGGTCTCGGGTAAACCCTTTGAAGTGTCCCAATCTATATTGAACAATGGCCCATAACACAAAGAACAGGGTTTTGGTAAGTTTACCCACATCATCATCACTCATTTTATAAATAGGTCCAACAACCCTACCCATGAAGGTTTCCTCCTTTTCTTTACCCGAAAAATACATTTCCGCCTGTGTCAATGCACACGTGTCATCATTAATTGACCAGTGGTAAAATATGAAGGGAATTAGAATGGAATAAAATTCAAGATTTCTGCGATTATTTGTAAATGGAACAACAAGTATACCAATCAAAAAAATTAGATGAATCAGAAAAATTATATTCATCTATTATATAATGACGGAAGAAAAAAAGATTTCCCGTGAAGAGATGCGTCTGTCGTGGACAGACGGTCATGAAAATATACTCAAACAATGGGGTGAAGCCTCTGCGTGTTACAGGTATATGCACCACCGTGCATTTTTTATTTACAGGCGTTCCAGTATTCGGTTCACTTTACCAGTTATTATACTTTCTACTATAACCGGGACAGCGAACTTCGCTCAGGGTACCTTTCCAGAGAACGTGCAGTCGTTTGCTCCCTCTATAATTGGTGGTTTAAACCTAACTGCAGGGCTCATAGCGACTATATCCCAATTCCTCAAGATTAATGAACTCATGGAAAACCACAGAACAGCTGCGTTAGCTTTCGGTATGCTTTCTAGGAACATTCGTCTTATGTTAGCCCTAGACAGGGGAGAGCGTAGCAAGGAGGGTTTAGATTTCGTCGGTGAATGTAAAACGGAGTACGACCGTCTTTTGGAACAATCACCCTCGGTGCCCAAGTCTGTATTGAAGCAATTTGAAGACGAGTATCCCCTAGACAGTGTATTTACCAAACCAGAGATTCTCAATGTGCGTTCAATTCCACTACTCACTTTACCGAGAACGATAGACCCCATTGAGGCGATGACCGCGGGGACACCTCTTGAGAAGATAGGTAAATTCTTATCGAAAAGGGATGAACCACCACCCACAGGATTCTTCGGCCCCTCCCTAGGTGAGGGAGATGAGGACGAGGAAGAATCTACAGAAGGGGAACCCGAAGAAGAGACAGACGTCGAGCAAGGTAGATCAGAGTAATAACCATGATCAAATTGGTCAACAAACTACAAGCAACATATGGTACAATTTTCCTTTTTAAAGGTTCTACGATACGTTTATGTAGCGCGTCATTCTCGAGCACCAAATCTATTGCCTGATTAGTAAGATCATCGATGGACTCTTTCATTAAAATAATTCCACAAAAAAAAGTCGAAGACAATACCACACCCCTAGTGACAATTCATGATAAACAAATTGCTCTCGTTCGTAGGTATATAGATGAAGGTAAACATATATTTATATGTGGATCCTCTGGAGTTGGAAAATCCTACATTCTTAGGGAAGCCTTGAAAGATACATTACATGTTGAACTACAGAATCACCATCTGAAAAGTAAATGTTATTTTTTACCGTTTATTAAATCAACCACAAAGAATGTATTTATAGAGGATTACGATCCCATATTTAAACCAATAATAGAACAGGTTTCGGATGGCGTCCCAATTACACGCGGATCTCTCATAGTAACGACAACAAATATGTGTATGTACCCAAACTTCGAGACTATATTTATTCCAAAACACAAACCTGAAACTTTGTTGAGATTGACAGATAGTTCGGATACCAAAGCATACAATGCAGCCGTACGTTCACAAGGAAATATTAGAAACTTCTTCACCTATTTAGATGACTATGATGAAATGGATATATTCCAGACACCAAAAGAATTTATAACTGATATACTATGTGATCCCAAACCGATTGAAATATATGACAGTATAAGTGAACATGGTCACATGTGGGATATATTCCAAGAAAATTACCTAAATTCAGTGGGTGTAGACACTGTAGCTACCTCCCATTCCTTTTCAAATGCAGATTATTTTGATAGTCACATTTACTCCTCTGGAAACTGGAATCTCATGCCCTACTTTGTTCTCCACGCCCTAACGATACCCAAAACCTTTCTAGGTGACCCACTTAAAAGGGAAAAGATTAGACCAGGGAGTTGTTGGACCAAACACGGAAACTATAAGATGCGAAAACAGAAAGTCAATGAAATTTATAAAAAATCATCAAATGGATTGGGAATTGAAGAATTGTGTTTATTAAAGTTGTACGCCGAGAAGGGAAACATAGAGCCCCTCCTTAAGTACAAAATCACCCCCCAAGATTTCGATGTTATGAATCACCTTGCAGTCGGAAATGGCTTAAAATCAAGAGACGTTACAAGAGTAAAGAAAGCCTTGAAGAATGCATACGAACGAGGATGATACAGAGACTGAAGTCGAAGAATGTGTGCGAATCGTGGGGAATGAGATTCTCTTTTACGGGACTATCGACCGAGATAATGCACTAGAATTCGTTGAGAACTTCAAGAAACTTGAAATAGAACTTCTCAAAAAAAAGGCTGAACTTATCGGATACGAACCGGAGATCCGCGTCCACATCATGAGTGAGGGTGGTGACATATTTTCGGGCTTCAACATGATGAATGTTTTGGAAAGTTCCCGTGTAAAGGTCATCACTATCGCACAGGGATCGTGCTGTAGTGCGGCAACATTTGTCCTACTCGGTGGCTCTGAGAAACGAATGGGTAAGGATGCCTACATCCTCATTCACCAGATTTCCACAGAATTTTGGGGTAACTTCCAAGAACTCAAACATGAACTCAAGTCATCTGAAAAGTTCATGAAGAGAATCAAGAAGATGTACCTCTCCAAGACTGAAATCCCCGAAAAGAAGTTTAAGCGTCTAATGAGGAAGGATCTATACCTCACCCCCAGTAAGTGTCTCAAATATAAGATTGTCGATCGCGTTGACTAATGTTTACGGAACGCTTATATAGACCCAAACCACATAAAACTATAAAAACGATACAAAATGTATTCACATTCATAGGGACCGATGTGAATTCTGGAGGCCTAAGTCGTTCCATTCTACCATAATTTACAACTGGTATTTCAGACATCTAATTAAAGTTGAGAAATTAAATATGACTACAATGGAACGACTTATCAGAAAAGATAAAAACGGTCGCGAGAGATTCACCGACATTCACATTGAGGACCTGGGAGATGGAACCGCTGACATCGTAAAGAGTACTGGTATGGTGGGAACTGAAAAAGTTGCAGTTTCTAGAACCAACGTCAAGACGGGCTACGAGAAGGCGTGTGCACGTGCTCAGACCATGTGGAACAATGAGCACGTGAAGGGAGTCCAGGTGATGCCCATGTTGGCCAACAAGTGGGGGGAACGCCACAAGTACATCTCCACCCCCTTCTACGTTCAACCCAAACTGGATGGAGTTCGCCTCCTCGTTTCGAAGAATGGTTGCTTTTCTAGAACCGGTAAACCCGTTGAGGGTCTCGACCATCTCAGTGATGGACTGAGGGAAGGTGAATACCTAGACGGGGAGTGCTATGCACCTAACATGACATTTGAGGAAATCACGAGCATGTTCAAGACTAACCCCACCAAGTTGAACTTTTACATTTTCGATTACTTTGATCTCGAACGTCCCGAACTCACCTTTGAGGAGAGAATGGATTGTGTCAGTGTCGAGACCAAACTCCTCAAGAAGAAGTCTGATGTGGAAAAGTGGCACGACATCTTCGTGGACCAGGGCTACGAAGGTATCATGATTAGGGAGGCCTCCAGCATATACGAAGTTGGGAAGCGGAGCAACTACCTCCTCAAATTCAAAAAATTTCAGACGGAGGAATACGAAATTGTCGGGGCCAAGACGGGGCATGGGAGGGATGCCGATGCCGTCGTTTGGGTGTGTAAATTGACCAATGGACGAGAGTTTAATGTCAGACCCGAAGGCACAATCAAACAAAGAGAGGAACACTACAGGGATAGGAAGAAGTACATGGGTAAAATGCTTACCGTGAGGTTTCAAAACCTAACTGACCTGGATGTACCGAGATTTCCCGTTGGTGTGGTAATTAGAGATTATGAATAATGTTGTAATACATAAATGGCTCGTATCGCAATTGATGTCGATGAAGTTTTAGTCAATTTTCTATATCCAATGGCTCGTTCTAGAAGACTTGGAAAACCAAAGAAACTCAAATACAACTACGTGTACCGCGAAATTTTCGATATAACTGAAGAGGAATCTCAGGAGTTTGTCAAAGAGTTTTACAACTCCCAAGCCTTTCGCAATCTCAAACCAATACCAGGATCACAAAACGCCATGAAATGGCTTCGTCAAAGAAGTCAAAAAATGTATGTCGTCACCGGGCGTCAAGACATTGCTAGAGAACAAACAGAAACTTGGATAGAAACCTATTTTCCAGGAATATTTAACGATGTGATACTTACAAATAGTTATACACCCCATGAAGTGAAAAAGGTTGATATATGCAGAGCTCTAAACCTAGGTATGATTATCGATGACAACAGAGCAATTTGCGATGAGTGTCTAGATAACGGTGTTCGAGCGATAAACTTTGTGGGTGAGGAAGTATATCCATGGTGTGAAGAAAGTGATATCATGCTGAAGAGTTGGCATAACTTTCCATATATAGAATAACACGATCTTCATTTGAAGTGTTTTCAGCCCAATGGGGAACTCTCGCATTAAAGACTATGTGTTTTCCATCTTCCTCGCTAACATCCCCCAATGTGTCATGGTATAGTGTACATCCACTTGGACATTTTAGACCCAGATGATAGGTAAATTTATAATTTTTACCAACATGGTCAAAATGTTTGTTCAATTTTACACCACCTTTCATTAAGGAAAATCCAGCGATATGGATTCCACCCTTGATCTTTGAAAGTAGTTCAGACGTTTTTGGACACATACCACAATTTCCAACTACAGGATTACCCTCCCAAATTAATGGCCAACTTATCCATGAATCTTGAACGTGGTCCTGACCACCCTTTAACCAACCATAACCACCATTTCCATACTTAGTTATAACCTCATTCATACTATCCGAACCCTCCCATACACCAGTTGGTCGGGGTTCCTCACTTATAAAAACATCACTGGGGAGGGTGTCATATTCACCCGTATACACTCCCAATATTTCCTGAGTTCTTTGAGGTCCATTTATTTTAAAACGTATATTATCTTTAGATGTATTCTTTACTATGCAAACCAGTAGTTTATCCCTATAACTTAATGGTTACAACAAAGTTGTGTCGGGTAGTTGTTTTAACACCTGCACCTAACGAGTCTAAGAATAAATACACAGTTGAGATTCTCGAAGCGCCACCCGTAAACGTGGTTCCCCCACCTACTGAACCCGAGTAATTGATCCAAACTTATCCTTCATCATGATAACTTCATCACATTTTCCACCCCTGATGGTCATCATGGGTTCACCACAAGTATGACCATGTGTTTTAAATCGTTCACACGCAAACTCGGTTTTCATCGTGATATTCATATTCTCACTGTATCCGATGAAAGTCTTGTCTATAGAACCATTCGTATCAATTGATTCAATCGTCACCTTGACACAGTAACTTCCAAACTCCCTATCTTTTTTAATTTTAGTGGGGGGTGGGGGGTGCTCCGTGAATGCACTCATTTTTACCCCCATTCTATTCCTAATGTACATAAATGGTTTGAGAAGAAGCATCTTAATTACACCTCGTTGGAATTTTTTAAGTGCCTTACACTCTTCCTCTTCTTTAGACTGTCCTTTTTCCAACCAGTATTTTTTATATGCTCCGTGGAGGTAGCCTTCAGATTTTTAAATTTGAAAACACCATTCGTCGATAACTCTTGCCACTCGTGGAGAGAAATCTTAGAGTGCCTCAATTCATCCGGGGTCTTCTCACGCTTATCCAATATTCTGTCATTCAGGTGATCATCTGCCGCCCTCATGAGGTAGTACGCCATCCCGGTTATTTCATCTTCGGTAAAATGTGTATCGTTACCCTCATCCAAATAATTCTTAGAGAAAGATTCCTTTATGAGAGCCCTCAACTCATCGAAGTCTAGGTCCCCCTTACCATCCTCATCGGCGTCTTTGAAACTCTTCGTCGCTACACACGCCTGAGCGGCATAGCGAGCAGCTTCCCTCCCAACTTCGTATTCTTCCTGTATCACACCCCGGTAGATTTCAGATTTATTGCCCAGAGCAAATTTAGCAATGAAGCTCACCAATGTGGTAGCAATCCCTAGCATAACAACACCCGAAGTCAATTGAATGAGAATAAACACATAATCAACTTCCCCAACTAAACCAGTCTGTTGTATATCAAAAAGTATACCATACCTGTAAAAATCGTAGTAGATGCCATTTGGTTGACCAGTGTTTAATATGACTGGGTTATTCGTTTCAAAGCTATCTGTTGTGTAAAAATCTTGACTGTATAATATTTCATCACCCTTAGAGAACCACCCAATCTTAGGAGACACCGTTATGACAGCGTATACATCATCATTACCAATTTTCACTTTGAATTCTTTATCCAAATGAAAGTTGTGGTACTTGACTTTAATGTTCAAGCGTACCCCACTTGTCCGAACGTAGGGGTAGTTTTGTGAATCTTCACCGGCACCCTCAAAACCTGTGATGTCCCAATCACCTTTTTGTTCATTGAATGGTTTGTCGAGTTTAATTTCAGCAATGTCTAACCATTCAGAAACTTTTAAACGAATAGTTTCACCCTTTTCAAAAATGTATAGATTTTCTTCAGAACCCTCTCTCCTAATATATGTAATAGGTTTTGCACCAGACTCGACCGAAGAATCGAAATAGTGATTAAACGCGAAATAACTATCCTCTATACCCGAGGCCAAAAAGTTTTTGGATATAGAATGCTCACACCTCCCCATAACCTCGGTACCTGTATCAAAAAGCCATGGATATCTTGTACAACTGCCTGCATTTTTCATATATCGCTGTATGATTGTTTGATGAATATGTGTGGTAAAAAACATAACATTTCCCGAAGGAAGCTTTGAAATCAATTCCGCACCTGAATAATACGCACACACCGGAGTTTCGTAGATCCAGTCATCTGAATATTTGAACTTATAGTTGGTGAGACTATCACAAAATGACGCACCACCATTATATATAGCCGTCTGTGTAGAAGTATAGTCGGTCGAAGCGAGACCCCACGCACTCGCGACCCCCGTTGGTACCTCGGTGACGATGTAGGTCTTACCCAAAAATAACGAAAATATAACCCACCCCACAATAACCACACTGAAGAATATATTTAACGCAGCCAGTCGCCAATCACGGATGACTACGACTTTATTGGCGGTGAAGGAAAGGTTCACGATGTTTGAACGCATCCAGCGCCATGCTGGGTTCATCTTCTTCGGAACATATGTCATATACTAAACTGAGAGATTTTACATAGTGGACAACTATCTAAAAACTCTTCCAACCGGGGTCGAACCGATGACCTTGCGATTAACAGTCGCACGCTCTACCAACTGAGCTATGGAAGACTGTTCCTTTCTACCTGATTCGAACAGGTGACCCATGGAACTACAGTCCACTGCTCTGCCAACTGAGCTAAGAAAGGGTGTGCTATTAATATACGGCACTATGAATACAACGCGACAGAGAGGGCTCCCCGAGATGAGTCCGGTTAAGGTTCCTCACCCCGTCGGCTCCATCAACGTTTATTCACTGGTTAGGATTTCAGGTTAGGTTGGTGCAATGCCGATGCCCCCATTCCAAATGGGTTTGCCCTTTACGTGGGACACCGGCCCTTCCCTCCACCCAAACAGCTCCCAAGAAGATTCGAACTTCTGTTGGTGGTTTCAAAGACCACAGTGCTAACCAACTACACCATAGGAGCGGTGGGCACTCGACCGACTACACGTCGGGAGTGGATATATCATATTCAGGTGTTTCCTCTTTAAGTCCATTTACAAACTTCATACCAGCCAAAGAGACGGAAAAAAGACCAGCAGACGTATTCGCGACGATCATGGGAACTACATTGAAATGTATAGAGTACACCAAACCCAAAATACTCGCTACGACATTTATTCCAAGGAAAGTATAATTGATAGCGTGGGTATCCTTGGTCTTGTGAACATGTACTACCTGGGGGATAAACATGACCGATATAAGTATAGCACTCACCAGACCAATCCAGTTTACGAAGGTGTCCGTATCCATACCTCTATTTATTTTCTAATTTTTAAGTAGGTATGATACTATTTGTGATATTATTTGTTTTAGTTATTATAATTTTGGTACATAAAGGTGGTGTTGATGTGGTATCGAAACGTTCACATTACGATTATAAGTGTTTCCTACTAACTCTAAAGAGTGAAAAAAGGAGGCATGAACGTTTCATCCAAAGTCATAAGAATGATTTACCCCTCGAAATTATATATGGACCTGATACGAGGAAGGTTAAGGTTGCTCGTGAATATGAGGGATTCATTGAACCCGAGTACTTCGAGAAGGCTATGGAGATGCACTACAACACCCATGTGCGAAGACCGGATATAACTTACTTTAATTTAGGTGCCATTGGCTGCTTTATGGGTCACATGGAATTTTACAATAGGTGTTTTAAACAAGGTCTCAAGTACGCTGTAATTTTCGAAGATAACGTTGTAGTAAAATCTTCTCAATTGTATGAGGAAATCCAAAATGTTATAGATACAAAAGGGCCAAATTTCGAAATGTGTTTTTTCCACTGTCTGTCGAGACTTCCTAACAAAGTTGAAGGAAATTTAGAAAAGGTTCACTGGATATCGAGTACAAAATGTTACCTCATAAACGTTGACAATATGAGAAAGTACAAAAAATATTTCCTACCAATGGATAACCACATTGACATGAAACATGAAGACATTATCGCCAAAGGTGCTCGAGTATATTATAAAGATTTACGAGATTATATGTATATAGATAGAAGTCATAAAAGTCTCATAGGTCATAGTAATCATGGGAGGAAAGAGTTCTTTTCAAGAACCCACCCGGGTGTCAGCCCTATAAAGCTCAAGTGGGGATACTAAGACCACGGAATTTGGTGGGGACTGTATCTACATGAATATTTCAAAAAGTCTACAAACTCTAAGAGGTCACTCTCACTTTGTATTACATCCAACATTCTACCAACATATGCATTATATGCTAGGTGATTACCAGTATGTACAAGGCGATCCTCTCTCACACGGAGTATATGTTTACCTAACCGCGTAGGTAAGAGAATGATGTTGTCACCCGCATTCATGTCATATCTAAAACCCTTTATAGTTGGGTGTTCACGAAACTCTCTGGGTATGACATGGTGGTCCTCCACAAGTCCCTTATTGTAGAGACCCCACCGCGTCTTGAACACTTTCCTCGCAACTGATCCGTAACGCATACAATCACTTAGAACTTTCTTGCGTAGAATTCCATCTCGTCGACAAATTGTATTGGAGGAGCAGAAGAAACTTCCGGTTCCCCCTCGTCTTCCTCGCTGTCTATTTTCCCATTAGTAGACTTCTCCTCCTCCGCCAGGAGACGCGCAAGTTCAGCGAGAGTAATGTCGTCGGAATAGTTAAGTGTCATTGTTTTTGTTTATTTTAAACAATATAAATATTAACTTAGGTTCTGAAAACATTTTTACATATGGGACACATATGTAAAAATGATCCAAACGGGGCTCGAACCCGTGACCTTGGCGTGCCTTATGTGGATGTGACTCCACTCAAACATACGGTGTATAAGCACCACGCTCTAACCAACTGAGCTATTGGATCAAAACTCATACATCGTGACGATGAACCTCCCCTTCTTTCGAATTGTCGGTTCGATGAAGAGTTGGACTATCTTTTCTTTACCTCGTGGGGTACCTTTAACTTCTTTAGATTGTTTATCTATTATAGCCTCTGATTTGAACACAAACTCTTGTGTAGTGTAATGTTCTATCCCATCCTCCGTTACTACGACGACGTTGTTGGGTGGAGATGTTTGAGCACCCACAAACTTGGGATTCTTGAACATCTCTCTGAACATACCTACACTATATCAAGATAATCCTCAAACTTCATAGTGCCACCACCACCGACGATAAAGTTCGTCTGAGTCTGGGCATATTCAAATGCCTCACGAGCTACCCGTTCAGATAGTATCTTATCATAGAGGCATGGCTCCATTTCACGCGTTGTAAAATTGGGACTGGTGATCCGGACATCTGTATCAGTATTTTGCTGTAGAAACTCTATAATATCCCAATAGTCGTTCGTTCCAGTTATGAGAACGAGGGCGTAACCATTCGTGTTGTAGTTGTTTTTGATTTGATGCATAGAAATTTTGTTTACTGTGAGACCATTCACAATATCAGTAACCTTATTGTAAACACTCCTCGACATCATCTTTTCAGATGGCATTTCAATTAAGACGATTGAGTGGTCTGATACAGCCTTTGAATAAGATTCCTCCACATATTCCTCAAACTTTAACGCCGCGCTCCGCGCACCCACAGACTCAAAACCCACGATGTCATCAAACATAGTTTTGGCTATACCGATAATATTCGTGTTCACTCGTTCATCGAGTGCGAGTAAACCAGCACTCTCCATAGACTTATTTCCACATAGACAGTAGAGACGATCTACATCCTTTAAACTGTGCACAGCCATTTCAAGTTTCATTGTGTCACATGAAAGTGTTGGCATTTCAGAACGATCATTAATGTTAAGTCCCCCAAATCCACGCCTAAATCCAATCACATTATTACCCTGTGATTTTTCATATAGAGTAAGTCTATTTACAAGGTTATGGACACCCGGGCATATACCACCAGCGATCAAGATTCCCGTGTTCATTATATTTACACAAACAACTTATTTTTTAAATACCTTCCCGCTAAAAATCCCAAGATATTTGTTAGATTTTCCCCGATAGAATAATGCCATGTGTGAACCTGTGAGTTCTTTATACCAAAAATACGATCGATAAAGTTTTCATATTTGGGAACACCCCCATATACCTCTCTAAACCAAAGAGGTGTACTCTTCGTAGACTTTGTTAAGCACCCACCAAGTTTATGTACTATGTCAGGTCTAGAAGAAAGCCAATATTCAAACACCTCCCATATAACACCTAGACCAATCCATAACCTAAATTGGTCTGGATACATAGCACCTAAAAGAGT